ACCCCATCGGGGTTTGTGAGTCTTAAATCTGTGCCTTTTGCGTCGGTATAACCCATTGAACCTCTGACGATGTCGCTGGCATCCACTAGACTCAGAGACAATCTTGCCTTGAAGTTCTTCATGACAGCCACGCCAGTCGCCATATCAATTGTTGAGTTGCCATTTCTATCCGAAATAACACCTGCCTTAATCAAGTCGGCATTAAGTGTTCCGGTTGTTATAGCATCTGCAACAATTCCCTCATAATTTAAAGCTGTGGTAAAAGGTCCAGCATATCCATTCTGGCTAAAACCAATACCGCCTAAATTCGATCTTATTACTTTTGTAGCGGTATTTATGTCAGGGGTATTCATTATCAAGTTTTCATCAGGATAACCATCACCGTTACTGTCGTGTCCGTTAATAACATAGCCTCCACGATTGCCTGTAATCAGCTCTGTTGCATGTGCAATAGCATCAGCCATAAAAGATGTACTCGGTTTATCTGCAAGCGTTTTTGTCGTATTTACAATCGTGTCTGATACATCAAATTTAGCATCTCCGAATTCTACCTCGATGTATTTCTCTCTGATAACATCAAACTTTGTTCTGATACACTTAACCTCTGCTCTTGTTATTCCTAATGCTTCATAATAGATATTAACGGTATCGAACAGATCTACTCTATTGCGAAGTTCACCGCTCTGAACAAAATCAAGAGTGATGTTATTCGTAGGAACAGTCAGATTGTTTTCATTTTTATAACTTATTGCTCTTTGATCGAGCTGTGAAACAGTAGGAGTTGTTTCAAATTCGTCTGAAACATCGACTATAAGGCACCTGTCTACATCGAGCGATAATCCAGTAGATATTTTGCTACTGGTCGTTATATTGCCGTCTGTGTCCTTATAAAAGCATCTTACATGAGTATAGAGATTGGCACTGCCTATCTCTTGAGAAAGTTCGAGAAGATTCTTCTGATACCTGATAGTTACTCCTCTGTTCTGTCCTGCATTCTGCAGTAATCTTACAGAAAAGTTGTCATACTTAATCTCGGCCTTACCGAAAACATCAAGGAAAGATCCTTCTCTGCCTACAAAATACGACTTTACAGAACCGGGAGTTCCGATCTTAAAATTAGCACTGACATTCTTGTCAGTTGTGATCGAATATCCGGGAGCAGCATTCTGAAGTAATAAGCATGCTCCAACCGCACTTGTAGCATTACCACTTACAATGTCAAAACCCGATAAGTCATAAGATATATGTTTACAGTAAACAGTAAACTTACCATTCATAACCTTTCCTATGCGGTCTATTCTGAAGAGTTGTGGCTCATCAGTGAAATTAGGTTTAGCTTTTACAACTCTGCGATAGGCGAGATCCTGTGCGTGTTTACCGCTAATAGGATATTCAAAGGTAAGCTCGTAAATACTATTTGCTTCACGATCACAGATTACTGAACTTGCATCTGATAAAATACCGAGTCCGTTATGCTGTGGAATTATACCTGTTGTTATACTTTCGTAGAGAATTGGAAACATATCTTCCTCCTTAAATGATAAACCACTTAGGTGTAATAGTTACTGATGTGATACCACCTGTGAAAGAGACAATATTATCTCCAGATTTCAGAGTAGGAAATTCACCTGTCATTCTGTCGTTTCTGTTTTCAGCAGGCAATCTATAAACGTCCATCTCATCACAATCTATATTGAGATAATCTCCAATGTTAGTAAATGCCATTGTTGTACCATTTACAGTCAGATTACCATTACCACTTCCTTCAATATGGATAAGTGGCTTTGAAGCATAAGCAGTAGGATTGAATATTTTCTCACCTGAACCGATGTTCTCAGGTGTATTTCCTGAAATTAAAAACCATTCTGCTCTGCATCTGAATACCAACTCAAATGTGCTGACCCGAGTTTTCCTATTATCGGCTTGAAAGTTTCCCGGAAAATAAGCCAAACGATAGTAGTCAGGATTATAATCATCAAGAAGTGTCTGCCAACCTTTCTTACTGAGAACTCTTGCTACATCATCAAGAGCCGACTGTATAGAATCAGGTGAACCGTCACCTACGAACATCTCATAAGGCTGGTCGTAATTTTCCCACGCATCTTCCATTTCAACTACTTCCCTGTTAGTTCCGGGAATAGGTGTAACAGTCATTTTTCTTGACGGTCTTATATTCTTAGGAGCAGAAGCTACTAAGGCAGGTATCAATTCATCACCAAATGTCAATCTTCTTTTAAGCAAGTCCATAAGCCTTCTCCTTATCATTGATCAAATTTTGAAGTTCCTTTGATACTTCCTTAGCCAACTCTCTTACGTTCTGTCCTTCAGCACCATATACATTAATAGTTATCGGTCTTGTATCTACTCCGACCGCCTGTCTCATCATATTCATTAATTTATTGGTACCTATTACAATCTCTGAACCTGCCTCTCCTGCACCAAGCAATTTCCCTCCTGCTGCACCAAAGATAGTTGCATCTTCAAGCATATAAGGAGTGTTCATAGCTTTCTTATACCAATCAACGCTAATTGTCGGTAACTGAAAATTAGTAGGATCTAAACTGAATCCGCCCGACACCGAGAAATGCGGTAACTTTAATCTTGGCAATTCCCAATCAAAGTCGAACATCGAGATAAGATTATCAATACCAGAACTTACTGTGTTTTTGATATTATCGAATATGCCAATAAAAGAATTCCAAATATCCTGTCCGAATGAAGAAACAGAACCGATAATATCATCAAGTCCGCCTGATATTCCGATCCAAACGTCCGAGATGAAAGATCCTGCATCTGATACGATATCCGAGAAAAAACCGCCAATATTGGAGAAAATATCCGAGAAAAACTGACCTACACCCTCAAATATAGTATCTAATCCGCCTCCGACTTCATCCCAAGACATACCCATCAGGCCCACAATCGAACCTAAAATTGACTCACCCAAAGAACCGAGTAAAGATAAAACAGTCATTCCAATGTCAGGTGCAACTTCAATTATAGTTAAAATGATATTTGCGATTATTTCAGGGATCATGCTCACCAGTTCCGGGGTAGCCTCTGCAAGTCCGCTCGCCAGTCCGGAGATTATCTGTAATCCGCCTCTGATCAATGGTACCGCAACGTCAGGAGAAGTTAAAACAGACACCATTGTATGAATTACACCAACTATGGTTGGTGCAATTTCATCAGCATGCTCAGCTATTCCGTTTGTGAGCATTAAGAGAATATTAACTCCAGCCTGCAGGATTTCTTCCTCATGATCAATCAGCGTTCCACCAATAATCTCAATTACTCCAAAAATCGCAGGAAGGATAGTATCAAGATTGTTGATGATACCTAACCCAATTTGAGAAATTGCTTCTGCCCCGGTCGTCAACAAAATAGGTAAATTCTCAATGATCGCACTACTCAAAGAAGTGAGAATTGTTCCACCTATCTGTATGAAACGAGGTGCAACTTCAGCTATATTATCAGCCAAATCATTTACACCCTGCTCGATCATACCTAAACCTTGGTCGCTATCCCCAGAAAAAACAAGCGAAAGTCCATTCATCACCGTTGAGAATGAAGGTAAGAACTCAGTAAGCATACTGTTTTTAAGACCTGTAAACGAGGTCTGCATATTCTGTAAGCTATCCTGAAAAGCAGCTGCATCCTTTACCGCATCATCGGAGAGAACACCGCCTAATTCATGGACCTGATTTCTCATTTCCTCGGTTTCTTCGGCACTCATATTCAGCAATGCACCCAACTCGGTGGCTCCACGGCCAAGGAGCTGGCCTGCAAGATATGTCCTTTCAGTTTCCGACTCAACATTCTGCAGAGCTGTGATCGTAGCAGAGAATAATTCTTCTCCGCTCATATTAGCTATCTCTTCTTGTGATAATCCGAGCTGTTCAAAGGCTTCATTCCCGGTCTCAGCTGCACTTGAAAGAGTCTTAATGCTTGCTTGCATACTTTCAATGGAAGTACCGGCATGCTGCATTATGAAATCCCATTCCTGAAAGCTCTCAGCAGACAAATTCATTTTCTGAGAAAGTTTATCAATTCGGTCTCCGTATTGAGCGACATCTGAAACACCATCAACAAATGCCTTGGTACCTGCTATGGTAGCACCAGTAACCGCTGTGATACCAGCTGCTGTTACTCCTGCTGCTACACCAATACCTTTTTTAAGGTTAGCACCAAAAGAAGATGCTGATTTTTCAGCACCTTCTAATCCTTCGTTGTATTCGGATGTATCTAATCCGAGCTTTGCGAATAATTCAAATACATTCATAGTTTAGTACCACTTAACTTTATGCTTTTTTCGATCATTCTATTCTTGATATCTTCAGCATTGTCTTGAGGTTTTTTGACTTCTGTTTTTTCTTCCTCGTAATTGCGAAGAATATCTCTGAATTTTGTAGTGAAAACATTGCCAAAATCTTCGTCAGTTTCTTTGTTGGTAAACATATGCTGAATAAAAAACAGAGAGTCAGAGACATACATTTTATATGCCTCTGCTCTCTGTTCTAATTCAAATTTTGCCAAGCAATAACTTAGGAATCTTCCGGCTGTTCGCTCGCCTCTGTATTCTCCGTAGCAGACCCAGAAGAGGCTTCTTCCAAGTTCTGAGCCTGCGAGATAAAAAGGTCCCTACCTACCTTCGAATACATACCAAACGCTGACCATATGATCAAAGGAACTCTAAAAGGATTAACGATATACTCATCAGGGTTCTGTCCTTCAAGAGCAGCTGCTATCTGCACTGTTTCCTTCGGATGATTTTTGAAAGCGTAGATAAATGCGTTCTGAATGTTTGTAACATAAAGCTTAGCAAATACCTTATCCTTCATCAATTCACTCAAAGGAGCGAAAATATCGGCCATGATCTCGCATGATTTAGCATTCAGTTCATCGAGTTTGTTTTCTTTATTCTCAGCCATAAAGATCCTTTCTTATTAACCTTCGCCACCTGTTACGGTTACAGTACAGAAAGCAGAGTATGTAACACTATCTTCCGTGAAAGAAGCAATGATCAGTGTGCTTCCTGCAGCAACACCGGTAACAACACCATCATCAACTGTAGCAACACTTTCGTTGAGAGATTCCCAAGTAACTGTTGCTGTATCAGGGTTAGTTGTAGCTGTGATTGTAACATCGTTTCCTGCTTCAACTGCAACACCGGACTTATCGAGAACAATAGATGTAGTATCGTCCTCACCATCTACGATGTAGAAATTCATAGGAACTACATCAATGTTGTCAGCATCATAGTGTCCTGTGAGTGTGATAGCTGTATTGCCCTTGCCCTTCTTCGTTGTCTTCAGACTGAAACCATCTGTTGAAAGAGCGTTCAAGAGCTGAATAGCTGCAAAGCCGCCATCTGCCTTATCGCCAACCCACCAAATAGAGTCTTCGAAGTCAGAAAGCTTAAGATAGTTTCTAGGTGTGATTCTAGAAGGATCATTAGGGTCAATGTCAGCTGCAGCAAGAGCGATCTTAACTCCTTCGGGTGAAATATCAAGTGCTGTAGTTGAAATACTGCACTCATACTGGTCGATCTGTTTGCCCTGTTTCGTATTTGAAGGCATATTGTCTACATCTTCAAAGTAGTCGTTAAAACTGGGTTTGCATACCGGATTGATACCGCCAGTAGTAACGAAAAGGATCTTTGACCTGTCAAGAACAGGGTTAGCAGGGTTAAACTGAGAAGTAATTACACCTGCTTCAAGCTGCAACTGTTTGAAAGCATCAAGCTTTACCTGTGTAAATCTTTTTGCCATAAGCTTTATTCTCCTTTATATTCTTGTTAAAAATTCAACTCCGAGGTTGAGTATATATCCAATAACAGTCTTGTCATTCGGGTCCGATGTTCTTTGAGCAAACGGTTCTCCTTTGGTAACATTCATGTAACCTTCATCAAGCGGAATAGGAAGCATATCTTCAATGTATGCAGATATTTCCTTTTCCTTAGCATCAAGCCATGTCCATGATGTACTCTTATCCCAAAGTGTAGCCATTGGATAAACCGGACTATCCAAGTTGCCAAGCGCTACCTGATAAGTAATATATGGATAAACAGCTTCTTCCGGCACACGATTTTCATCGTAAGCAGGAAGATTAAATCTACTCCATAAACTGTATAAAGCCTGTTGCTTATCCATTCGGTAAACTCCATTTCTTAGCTTTTACCTGTCGCATATTCAAAGCAGAAATTTCAGGTGGAGTGCTATCGTCTCCATCTGATTCTATCTTGAATGTACTATCATTCTTATCACGCTTGATAATATCGCCAGCTTGCAAGACTACATTCTTTCTTGTGATCAGAGTATAAAGGTCCGTAACCTGTTCCTGATTAGCAATAACTACAGACTGGGAATCATTAAAAGAAAAAGCCACATCAATAGGAGCACCCTTGACATAGACAGTTTCTACACCGCCTCGGCCATCAGGAATTGTAGTCTTATCCATGATGTGGCAACCTTCCATTACTGACTCGTATAACATTACGGTAATCCTCTTAACCTTCTATATGGCTCCATTCTTGTAGCAAATACTCCTTGCCAAGAACTACCACTTACACCGGTTCCTTCCGAAGAACCCGAGTCTTTGCTGTAATTGTAAATACCAAAACTTTCTGAGTTGAAAGGTGACATTGCTGGAGAGTCTGCGGATCCATATTTTGCCTGCCAAGTATCTATATCATTGGCAAGGTCAATGACTGCCTGTGGAACAGCCATTGACCATATATAACCAATA